TCAGGAGTTTCTTCTTTCTTATCCTTTTCATCCTTGGTATCTTTTTCTTTCTCTTTATCATCAGAAGTATTATCTTCTTCTTGCTCAGAAGCTTCATCTCCTATAATTTCTTTCTCAAGTTCATCTACTTCTGATAACTCTTCTTTTTGTACTATTTCTTCTTCATTTTGTACTGGATCCATGATTCTCCTCCTTTTGCTACTGCTTTTTAGCTTGGTAGCTTTGTTTTGTTATATAACTTGACCCTGTGGCCCTGGAGCCGGTGGCTGATTGTTTCTCATCTGCATTTGCATTTGAGCCTGTTGCTCCTTTAATAAAAAATCTTGATGCTGTAAACGGTGATCTATAAACTTCTGTGCTATTTGTGGATCTAACTCCATAAACTGTTTGCTTTTTAAGAAGTCTGTTAATATTTTAAGATGTATTGTATGATCATCCCATTCCTCTACTTTAGCCTCTCCATCAGGCTTGAGCATAGCTTGGTTTTCTTCTTTTTGTAGGGTTTCATCAAGACTATGGAAAATACCTTCTATATCACCAAACTCAAGCAATTCTCTAGCCTTTTCTTGGGATATATATCCTTTTTCTTGAAGTACCATAATAAACTTTTGTCTTTCAGATTTACTATAAGGCAAGCTTGAACCCAATGATATTTTTATACGCTTATTACCTTTAACGTTTTCACCTCTAAATGTTTTAACTTCTGCTCCTAGTAAGTCACCTGTTATTGCTAGTATTCTTGGCTCTGTATACTTAGATTCAATTATATCTAAAACAGTTTCTGCAAAGAAAGATAATTGCTGTTCTATACCCAATAATATAGGCCCTAGCTGAGTATTATCATTTTCTGCAAGGTTTTCTATTGCTACACCTGACTTAGCTTGTGCTGGTACTCTACCTAATGAAGCATCATGCGAAGCAGATATATCTTCCATAGCCTTTCGAATTCTTATTATTTCCTGTAAAAGAAACGCTGGAGGACTAGGAGGCACTTCATAAGTAGGCTTATATCCTTTGTTATAAGACAATATCTGTCCCACTTCATCATCCCATTTAACTTTTAATCCTGAACCCTTAGGCACCATTACTTTTCCTGCCATCCATTTCTTATAAGAAGCTAACTTTGTTACTGTAAAATTAAGCTCTTCTTGATGTGACACTAACTGCTCTACCATTCCTTGAGCAAATACTGATAACATAAGATCTAAATATGTGAACTCGAAATAAGGTATTCTACCTTTATATTCCTCAGGTATTCCACCCTCATACAATATCTTATTCTTTGTGCATACTATATATTTACCTTGAGGATTCTTTTCTGTAGGCAAAACCCATTTCTCTAGTATTCTTGCTGCATTTTCATACTGTTCCGAACTGTCTCCATCCATAAGGCTAATAATCTTTTGCTCAGGATCTGACATTGTTATTTCCTCAGGAGAAACTTTAACTTCATATAATGATTCTATTTCATCAACATCCATCACGTCTTGTTCTATAACATATCTACGCATAGGATCTGTGTAAACATCAAATATGCTTTTTACTTTAACTTCTACTTCACCTACTTCTGCATCACCTACTTGACCATTTAAAAAGTGTGTAGATGTAGTCTTAGGATTGAAATAAGGCTTTAAATAGGCTGTTCCTACTGTTAAAAGATACCCAAATAGCTTGGCCAATACTCTTATCATACCTGAATATTGCTGACATAATACCGGATTGTGCTTATTAGCCATCTGCCAAAAATCCTCTAAACATTCCTGGCTTACCTTAGATGCTGACTTATCTCTTTCGCTATTAGTTGTTGCATCTACAGTTACATTAGCTTTCATGCTTAACATTCTTGCAAGCAATGACCTGTACAATGGAAGAATATAATTATCTACTCTGCGTATCTTTTTCTTTCTTTCTATATCCTCAAATTCCCAGCGAATACGATCATCTATATTTGAACTAGATTTTTTAGTAACATTAAAATACTGCTTGCCATGAAGAAAAGCTATATTAACAAGCCATTGTTTTTCATAAGAATGTCTGCCTTTTTGGATCTTATCTCTTTGACCAAAGATCTTGGCTGCCATATCTGCTTCTGTACCTACTGCATTAATGTCTACTTTTTTATCTTCATCCATGAGTTTAACCTTTCTTCTTTTTTGACATTCCTTCTAGTTCATCTTCTATCATTGATTGCGCTGATCCATCAGAGGCCTTATTGCTCATCTTATTAGCTTTAGGCATATCTATAGCCATAATATCAAAAGAATATTCCCCATTCACTTTCTTCTTATCTTTATTCATAGTTACCTGTTTACCGGCTCTAGTTACTTTAACCTTTAGTGATATAGTTATTGTTTTACCAACAACATCTTCGCTTAATGGAAGATCTCGATCATATATACTAAACGAAGGATAATGTATCTTGTTTGGTGATTCTTTTGCTGCTTCCATTGCACATTCAGGTCCGTAGCTTTCTTTTTTGCCTAGATCTATCATTTTTTCTCCTTTTTTAGCATATATAATATATGAATTTAATAACTGAACCAACAAAAAGACCATAAACATAACCTAAAAAGTACACAATAGAAAGTAACGTTATTCCTCCCATTTCTAGCCTCCTACTATTCGTTTATAAATCTTCCTTCTGATACAAACTGTCTCCAAAACTGTCTACGCTGTTGCCTTGTATACTTGCTATCTTTCATTGCCCTATCAAGTAAGTCTATATACTTCAAAGCACTCTTTCTTATTCTTTCAATTCTCCATTCTCTTAAGCTCTTTATCTTTGGCAACACAAATACCATAAAGAACAAAGGGAAAAAGAACATAATTACAATTAAAACCTTAATTTCCATACTTTTCTACTCCTTCCGGTAACTCTTCTTCTTGAATATCTTGATCAGGATAAAGAGCCTTTTTCTCAATATCTTGCACATATCCTAATCCCTTGGCTTCCATAAGAGCCTTTATAAGAGACTTTAAGTATTCATTCTCTTTCTCTAACCTTTGGCATCCCTTGCATTTTAAAAACATATACTCTCCTTTTTAACCGTTATATAACCGTTAGATAACTGTTATATAGTCCTAGCGTCACTCATGTCTAGGCTTCTCATAGAATCTTCACTATTTGAACCTAGGTCTTTCTTTACTCTCTTCCAAAAATCTTCTGCATGCGTAGTGTAAACTTCTACCTTTGGAGCTAATGGCCTGCTCATTAATACATATCTACACTCATCTGCAGCATGATCTTCACCATCTGTATCTAAATCTTCTACCTTTATTTTATCATGGATTAATCCTGGAATAGTTCTTATGAAGTTATAGCAGTTTGACAATACCTTAAATTTAGCGTTTATTTGCCCATGCTGGTCTTTAAATGGTTTTAGATACTCTCTTACCCTACCCCAACCAATTACCCTACTATTATCGGCTCTTATTATAGGAAATAGACCCTTTACAATGTCTTGCATGGTCTCTGCTCCTGATTTTCCCTTTATATCTATATCATCAGATCCTGTTGATTCCTTATGATGTGACTTATCTCCCCATATAGCTGGATCTGCTACCATATACTCAATCTTTTCTCCATTGCTATATCTTATGATCTCCTTGATTAATGCTTCATATGTATAGCCCTCTTTGTATAATTCCCTGTATCTTACAATATTTCCTGATGGAAGCACAGCATACCATCCTACAGATGAAGGCTTGGTAAAGCCATAGTCTAGCCCTATTATGTTTAAATGAGGCGTAGAAAAGTCAAATTTATCTGTTACATGAATATGCCTCTTCCATTCAGAAAAGTATTGCCCATCATACGCATCCCAGTCACCAAACCGTAAAGCTTGCCTTAACTTTGCCGGCAACTGATCAAGCTTTGGTATATAAGTAGGATCGTTCTCTGTTATTGAAGGATTATCTTCCAAAGTAGAAAATAAAAATGATCTTGATAAAGCACCCTTTGTTCCTTTTGGAACTTCTATGTCCTGGTCATCTTTTCTTATAAAATATCTAGGCGTGCCATCATGGGGTAGTTTATCTATAAATCTATCTTTTACCCATCCATGGCCTACATTACCAGGATTAGATGTTGACCTAATAAAGCATTTAACAGAAGGATCTGATGTTCTACATTGAACCATAAGGAATATGTATTGCGTGAAAGTAAACTCTTCTAACTGATCAAAGCCTATATACTGGTATTCATGTCCTTGATAGTTATACTTATCTTCTTCGTTCTTACAATGAGCAAACTTAAGAGTTGACCCTGATGGGAATGTCCATCTTT